CAATGACGTGTTAGACCAGATAGACGCGGCCATCCGTGGCGTTCCCTTTGCCGGGTCGCAGTACGTGAACACGGTGGACGATGCGGGCGGATGGCCGGACATGCCCACGTACAGCATTGACCCGGTGAACCCCAGCCACGATTACCACGCGCCCATGCCGGTGGATGCCAGCCGCGATGATGTCCTAACTTCCGGGACATTCAGCGATGGCAGTTCAAAAGCGGGCTACTCGAAACTGCGCGCGTGGGTAATTGAGCAATACTTCTACGTGATGGGTAGATAGGCGACTAAACGAAGGGGGCAGACATGCTGACCGTAATGTTTATCCTAGTGTTAGGTGCGCTGATTGTGGCCATCGCATCCGCGATGGGTAAGGCACCACTGTGGGTGGCCGTGATTCTGCTGGCCATCGCCATGGCGCTGCAGGTGCTGCCGGTAAGATAGCGGGCGCGGGTGTATAACCGCAGACCAGCAATTGAGCAGGCGACGGTGTTAACCGGTCCTGCGCGCATCGGGGTGCGCGCGCGTGGACCAGTTAGATTTACCGGGAACAACCGAACCGAAGAAACGCGGCAGGCCGCGCAAATACGAAGATGCCGACGCACGCAGGCAGGCGCGCGTGGACGCGCGGCGCACCCAGCGGGCACGCGCCCGCGAAGCTAAGGGGGACAAGCGGCCCGCTGATCCAGGTGAACTGAAACAACGCGCCACCGCTGCGCGATTGCAGGCGCTGGCACCACCCGCGCCGGACCTGGAAGTTAGGGACGATGACCTAACAGCCATCGCGGGCGAATTCCCGAACGTGGCCGAAGCGCTGCAGTACGTGCGTGACGTGCTGAGTGAACGCATACCGGCCTGCAGCTGGGTGCGCATGGCGTGCGAACGCCACGACCGTGACGCGGCCAGCATCGAAACCGAAGCGTTCCCGTTCACGTTCGATGCGCGCAAAGCGGAACGCGCGCTGCGCGCCATCCAGATGTTCCGCGAGATACGCGGCCCGCGCGCTGGCAAGCGGTTCCGGTTCGGACCCTGGCAGAAATTTCTGGTGGGCAGCATCTTTGGGTGGGTCTCGAAAACCACCGGCATGCGCAGGTTCCGTTACGTGTTCCTGGCCGTGCCACGCGGGAACGGGAAATCATCCCTGGCCGCTACCATTGCGCTGTACATGCTGGCGCTGGATGGTGAAGGGGGCGCGGAAGTGTACGCAGCTGCGGTCACGCGAGATCAGGCGCGCATTGTTTTCAATCTGGCCCAGCACATGGCGCGGCAAGATCGCGCGTTCTGCCAGAAATACGGGGTGGAGATCGCCGCGCACGCCATCAGCCAGCCCAGTACGGCCAGCCTGTTCCGTTCGCTGTCGCGCGATGCGAACGCACTAGATGGGCTGAACGTGCATCTGGCCGTGATGGACGAACTGGCCGCACACAAGTCCCGTGAAGTGCATGACGTGTTAGTGACCGCATCGGGCAAACGCGCGCAGCCGCTGCTGCTATCTATCACCACCGCTGGCAACAATCAGGCAGGCATAGGCCACGAACAGTGGAAGTATTGCCAGCGCGTCCTGGCCGGTGAAACCAATGATGACGCGTTCCTGGGAATCATCTACACGGTGGATGATGCGGATGATTGGCAGGACCCGGCCAGCTGGGCAAAGGCTAACCCGAACTGGGGCACCAGCGTAAACCCGGACACCATGGCCCACCGCGCCGCGCAGATCGCCAGCCAGCAGAACGCGTTCAAGCAAAAGCACCTGAACCTGTGGACGAACGCAGCAGTTAGCTGGATGAACATGCTGGCGTGGGATGACTGCGCAGACCCGCAGCTGGCGGAAACCGATTTCAAGGGGGAACAGTGCGTGCTGGGTCTGGACCTTGCGGCGAAAATCGACCTAGCCGCACGGGTCAAACTATTCGCGCGCACCATTGACGGGGTTACGCATTACTACGTGTTTGCACAGTTCTATCTACCGGAGTCAACGCTATTCGATGGACGGAACGCGAGCTATGGAACGTGGCATGAACAGAACTGGATTACCGGCACACCAGGGGAAGTGATTGACTTTGACCGCATACAGGCTGACATCCTGCAGGATGCCACGGACCATCAGGTATTAGACGTGGCCTATGACCCGTGGCAGGCATTGAAGCTGGCCAGCGACCTGACCCAGCGTGACGTGCCGTGCATTGAATACCGGCCCACGGTCGCGAACTTTTCCCCGGCCATGAAAGAAATTGACGCGCTAGTTAGGCAGCGACGCCTGCACCACAACGGGAACCCCGTGCTGCGCTGGAACATCGCGTGCGTGGAAGTGGCGGAAGATTTCAAAGGCAACATTTTCCCGCGCAAAGATCGCGGGAACCCGCAGATAAAAATTGACGGGCTGATAGCGCTGCTGATGGCGATGGGCAGGCGCATGGCACTGGAAGCGGAACAGACCAGTGAACCCACGCTGACGTTCGTATAAATGAAAAGGCCCACCAGGGGGCGGGCCTTTTGCATCCAGGTGACGGCTGGTTAGGTGGGCTGGGCCGCACGCTTCACAATTGCGGCCTTTCGGATGGTGCGGACGGGGGTAGCCCAGCGCGTGCCATTCTCGCGTGCGAACACCGCGTGCGGCAGGTGCTGGCCGTTCAGGTACGGGCCGCATCCCTGGCACTGCTTCACCTTGATTTCCACCACCACGTAATCCGAACCCTTCGCGCCACCGATGCGCACGGTGTCACCCACGGCCAGCGGCGCATCAGCCACCACGTCCACAGGCTTCACCGGCACCAGCGGCTGGCCGTGAATCTTCGGAATGATTGCGGCCAGTTCAGCAGCGTGCGCGCGCGCGCCGTGGACTTCGTGGCCGCACTTCGTGATGGCACTATCTACCGCAGCGGCCTGCTGCGTGGCGCTGCCGTTCGCGAACGGGATACGCGCAAGGATGCGCTGGCCATTGCGGTCACGCTTCCAGCGTCCCTGTTCGTCGCGTTCGTATTCGCCCGTGACAACTTCCTGCGGGGTGACCGTGCCAGCGCGCAGCGCAGCGGCGCGGTCCAGCTGGTTCTGCGCGTATTCACCCAGCCGGACAATGACGGCATCCGCGTATTCCCGCGACACTTCCAGGGTCAAGTGGTCCGAACCACCGCAGGTGCCAGCGAAGAATCCAAACCGGGTGGTGTAACCGTGCTTGGCAATCGCGCCGGTTTTGACGTTGACCGCGTGCGTGCGGGCGCAGGCTTGGCAGTGGCCTACGTGGGTGTGTTTGCGTAAAGTCATTTGCAGGTTCCTTACAGATGGGATTTCAGAGTGGCCATTCTATCAAGTGTTGCCACCGTGGCAACACCCACCACAACGAAATGTGACCTGGACCGCACCTGTGGAAATAGCCGAACCGGGCCCCCGGCTGGGCCGTTCCGGTGTTGCCACCGTGGCAACGGTGGATATAATGGACGCCATGGAAACGAAATACACAGCCCGGTTCAACGGCAAGACTCTGAAAACGTCCATTCACGCTGCCGCGTGTTCGGTGGCCAGCAACACCCCGCGCGGCTGGGTGTGCATCCCGGTGGCAGGTGACACTGCCGCTGCAGCTGCGCAGAACTTCGCGGACGCGGAAGATTTCGCGGAACGCGGCCTGCCCCTTCCCACCATCTGCAAGTGTGCGAAATGACCACCATTGCCAAACGCATTGACCAGCTGACCAGGGAACACGGTTCCCTGCGCGCAGCTGCAGCTGCCACCACCATTGACGTGTCCGCGCTGTCCCGGCTGCGGTCCGGCGAACGCGGCGAAAACGTCAGTGATGACGTGCTGCGCAGGCTGGGACTGGAACGGGTCACCACGTTCCGGCGAATCAGACCGCGCTAACCCGGCCCACGCTTTCCCACCTACGCCCCACCGGCCACGCCTGTGGGGCGTTTTCATTTCTGGCCACCCACCACCAGCGGGCCCCACCGTCCAACGTTCCACGGCGCACCAGGATGCGGCTGGCATGTGCGCGCACTGCCACCGCATTGTGTGCGCACTGAATGCATACGTGATGGGTGCGCGTTAATAGTTAGTCGGTCAGTGGTTAGGGGTCCTGCAAATGTTCCACGTGAAACGTTGACGTAGGACGGGCACGCGCCTATTTTTCCGCGCCATCTGGCGACGGTGATTCCGGCCAGCGGACAGGTGAAGGAACCGACATGCCCGCATGCGCCACCCCGACCGTTCGCAACCGTCCTGGAAAAGCTGAACGCGCGCGCATGCCCCAGCCACCGGTTCAGCGACCCCCTGCCCGACGCTAGTTAGTCCCCGGATCGCGGGCGACGGTGTAAGCCGGTCCCGCGCCACTCACACAGGAGTGACGCGACCATGACCGCACGCGAAGCGCTGGCCCGCAGGAACGAAGCCACCGAACCATTCCGCTGCCACGTCACCGACGCGCTGCAGGAGATCACCGAAGATGACCGCACGGCCACGTTCGTGGCCAGCGATGAAACCGTGGACCGGTACGGCGATGTGGTGTCAGCGAAAGGCTGGGACCTTGCGAACTTCCGACGTAACCCAGTGTTCCTGTGGATGCACAGCCAATACCAGCCCATTGGGCGCGTGAAAAAAATTGGCGTGGAGGGGGACAAACTACTGGCCACGGTCAAGTTCTTTGACCCTGGCGACAGCAAGATGGCGGATGACCTGTGGAAGCTGGTGAAGAAACGCCACCTGCGCGCGGTCAGCGTGGGATTCACAGCCGAAGAAAAAGACATTGAACCCATCCGCGATGAGAACGAGCGCACCACCGGTTTCAGATTCCTAAAACAGGAACTGCTGGAACTGTCGCTGGTCGCGGTTCCCGCGAATCCGAACGCGCTGCAGGTGGCGCGCAGTCTCGGCCTACCTACTGAATTGATCCACTCCGCGCTGCCGTTAGACGCGTCAGTCAAAGACGAGCACGCGAAGTACCGCCGACGGCTTGCCAGCTTGCAGCTGGCTGGCATCCAGAAATCCGCGCCGCGTTAGGCACCTAACTAATTCACTTTGGAGCCTACTCCCATGACCACTTCCGAACGTATTGCAGCACTGCTGAACACGCGCGGCGAAAAGACGCTGGCGCTGCAGGAACTGCTGAAGAAATCTGAAGGCGATGGCCGCGCGCTGGATGACGAAGAACGCGGCGCATTCGATGAAATTGAAAAGTCAGTGAAGTCCATTGACGAAAC